AGGGGATGCCGGAGTTTGAACAGGAGGACCTTGAGTCTTGGAAGGCGATTAAGGTTCACTTTGCGAACCAGGAGGATTACGAATCCTTTTCCCGGCTTGTCAACCAGACCATGACACCGAAGACAACGTATATCTGGTATCCCTACAAGGCGGCTGAAGACCTGACACGGTACACAGTCGAAGATGAACCCTAACTACCCTATCTTTATCCCAACGAAGGGCCGTTATGCGTCGCGCCATACGATCAAGGCGTTCGAGGCCATCGGTGTACCATTCCATGCGGTCGTGCAGCCGCAGGAGCATGCGCAGTATGCAGCAGTCGTGACAGACCCGTCACGGATCATCGTCCTCCCGCCTGAGATTGACGGGCTTGTGCCTACTCGTAATTGGATTTGGGATTATGCGCAGTCTCTCGGCGTCTCATACTTTTGGACGTTCGATGATAACATACAGGTGTTTTACCGGTTGCACAAAAACATCAAAGCCCGCATCACGAGCGGCACATTTTTGCGTGTAATGGAAGCGTTCGCAGAGCGTTACGAAAATATGGCTATCACTGGCATGCAGTATGAAATGTTTGCCAAACGGCGGCAGAAGATTGCGCCGCTTGTATTAAATACTCGTGTGTATTCTAACATGCTCATTAAGACCGACATCCCCTACCGCAACAGAGGTATCTATAATGATGACACGGATCTCTGCTTGCGTGTCCTCAAAGACCGTTGGTGTACTGCTGAGTTTCAGGCATTTCTTGCTGACAAGATGGCAACAATGACAGTTAACGGTGGGAACACCCCGATCTACCAGGGAGACGGCCGGCTGAAAATGGCGCAAGAACTTCAGGCTCGTCATCCTGACGTGGTGAAGATCGTGTGGAAGTGGGGTCGCTGGCAACATCAGGTCGATTATCGCCCGTTTCGCGGGAACAAGCCGCGCCTCAAGCCCGGTGTGGTTATCCCTGAGACGCCGAACAATTACGGGATGGTGTTGAAAAAACGCGATGGCTAATTTCCCGCCACAGCATGCAAACGAGACGCCTCGCGCTTACGCAGCGTTCACGGCGTACTGCGGTCTGGGGCCGGATCGGAGTCTCGCGAAAACTCGGCATGTGATCGGCAAAGAGTCGGCAGGTTACACCCGTACGCTTGAGCTTTGGAGTGTTGATCACGACTGGCAGGCGCGCGTCAGAACCTACGACCAGGCGATGGCGCAGGAGCGTGCTGCCGAGATCAGCCGCCGCTACCTGGCCGACCTGGAGGATCACCGCGACCGCTACGGCAAGGCCGGCAAAGCGCTGCATGGCGTGGCGGTGCGGCTGCTGTCCGAACTCAACGCCAAAGTTGCATCGATTGAGATGACACCGGCCACGCTGGCCACTGTCGCGCGGGCTTTGACAACCGCCGCTGATCTTGAGGCGCACGCGTTAGGTATCGACGAATTGCTCCCGAGAGTGAGAGGCGATGAGTATCGTCGCGAATAGCCGCTACCGTCTGCGGTACGAACCACGCTGGCAGGAGATCCCGGCAGTGGCGCGTCCTGCTGCTGCTGTTTGGGCTCCGCAGGATGGGCCGCAACGTGCGGCGTACGAGAGCGCGGCAACGGTCATTGGCTACGGCGGCGCGGCCGGTGGGGGCAAGAGCGATCTCCTGCTTGGCATGGCCGGCACGCAGCATCGTCGTGCGATCATCTTCCGTCGTGTGTTCCCCTCGCTCCGGGGTCTGATTGAGCGCAGTCGCGATCTGTTTAATAGCGACTCGCGCTCGCACCTGAAAGACAGTTATAACGAGCAATTGCATGTGTGGCGACTGAACGACGGGCGGATGATTGAGTTCGGCGCGGTGCAGTACGACCAGGACCGCAAAAAATATCAGGGCCAGCCCCATGATTTTATCGGCATTGACGAGGCGACCGAGTTCCCCGAGGCGGTGGTGCGATTCCTGATGGGATGGAATCGCACCACCGTTCCTGGGCAAGTGTGCCGCGTGATCCTCACGTTCAACCCGCCGATGGACGCCGCCGGAGACTGGGTAACGCGGTTTTTCGCCCCCTGGCTTGTTCCGGAGCATCCGACGCCGGCTACCGATGGGGAACTGCGCTACTACGCGATGGTCGATGGCGAAGAGTGTGAGTACGCGCGCCCGGATGACGTGCCGCCCGGTGTGAACTGCACCTCACGGACCTTCTTCCACGCGAGCCTGGTTGACAACCCGATTCTGGCTGCGACCGGCTACGGAGCGACGATCGATGCGCTGCCGGAGCCGCTCCGCAGCCTGCTGCGGGGGAACTTCGACGCCGCACGGATCAGCGACCCGTGGCAGGTCATCCCGTCTGCCTGGGTTCGCGCGGCCCAGGCGCGTTGGACGCCACAGCAGCCAGACGACGCGCTCCTTACGGTTGGGGTCGATGTGGCCCGCGGCGGGAAGGACAAAACCGTCATTGGCCGCCTGTACGGCGCATGGTACACGCAGGAGATCTACCCCGGCAGCGCCACACCGGATGGTCCGACTGTCGCCGCGCTGGCGTTGCCGCATGCGGGAGCGCTCGCTGGTCTGTTTGTCGATGTCATCGGCGTTGGTGCATCCGCCTATGACAGTCTCAGGTCGAGTGGCGCGCGCGTGACACCGGTCAACTTTGCAGAGGCCGCGCCGGTCAATGTGCGTGATGGCTCCGGCAAGCTCAAGTTCCGTAATGTCCGCGCCGCCGCCTACTGGAAACTCCGCGAGGCGCTTGACCCCTCGCGCGGCAGCACACTGGCGCTTCCGCCGGATCCTGAATTGCTCGCCGATCTGTGCGCGCCGAAATGGGATCTGACGACTGGCGGTATTTTGCTCGAAAGCAAGGCGGATATCGCCGAGCGTATTGGTCGCTCGCCAGACAAAGCTGACGCGCTCGCGCTCGCCTATTGGGGCATTGGACGAGGATCATCGGTCCTCTGGGGGTTTGCCTAAATGCAAGGCTCTGTTTCCACATCACTCATCGACCGCCTTGCCGCTCGCCTGGGGTATGCCAAAGCCCTCCCGCAGCCGGGCCGGCTCTACCGTGCCGAGTACCGCGCGGACGCAGGGGTGCCGACGTATCCGTTGACGTTCGGCGGCTGGCCCGATCGCGCTCCGCCCGGCCAGGCGATGGACGACCAGGGCCGCCAGCGCATGGCGTTCGCCTCAAGCTGGTTCTACTCCGATGTCAATATCATCGCGAGCGAGGCCAGCGTTGCCGAGTTAGAAATCACCCGGCAGGACGCAGAGACCAGCAAGGTCGATATTCGCCACCCGCTGGAGCGCGTGTGGAACAGCCCGAACACGTTCATGGGCCGGTCGTTCCTTGTGAAATATTGGACCTGGCAGATGTATTTGTCAGGTAAGGCGTTCTTGTATTTCGCGCCGCAGGGGAGCGAGATTAAGGAAATCTGGCCGATCCCCTCGGCGTTTATCCGGCCAGTCCCCGATCCCAAACAGGTGATCGCCCGCTACGATTTCCAAATCGACAAGAACAAGCCGCCAATTCCGATCCCGACGCAGTACATTTGCTACAGCCGGTTCCCGCACCCGTTTGACCCGCTGGACGGCATGTCGCCCATTGTCGCCGCGTTTGCCCCCATGGCGCTCGACCGCGCCATGGCGCTGCGCAACATGAACTTCTTCAGCGATGATAACGCAATTCCAACCGCTGTCATCTCAACGCGCCCGGAGATGTTGGATAACGATTTTCGGCGGCTGCAAGCGGAGTTGGCGGCGTTCTACGGTGGAGGGAAGCAGAAAAGCATGCTCGTCCGCGGCGGGGATATCACGGTCGATACGCTCGCGTTTTCCCCGGAACAATTGCAATTTGTTGAGAGCCGGGTGCAGAACGCGGATGAAGTCGATCGGGTGCTCGGGTTTCCGGCCGGCTATTGGAAAGACAGCGCCAACCGGGCCACTGCCAACCATGCGCGGGGCGCGGTGATCTCCGGTGTCGTGTGGCCGCTCCTTGAGGCATTGTCGCAAGATCTGGACAGTCAGACGTTGCCATTCTGGTACGGCGATCACTATCGGGCTGGGTTTCGGGACATCCGCGTCTCCGACCGTGCGCTTGATCTCCAGGAGTTCACAACGTGGTCGGCGGTGTTGACAGTCAACGAGCTTCGCCAGCGCATCCAGTTCGATCCGTTTCCTGACGACGACCCGCGCGGGCTTATGCTTGTCGCCGAGATCGCGACGGGCGCGCCGACCACGGGCACACCGGCTGAGGCGCTGGTGGGCGAGGCGTCGCCCACGCCAGCGGCGGCGCTCCAGGAGGCGGAACCACCCGAGACCGCGCCGCCTCAGATGGAGATGGTGATGGAGATGGACGCAGAAGCGCCGCTGAAGGCGTTGTTGCTTGACCTTGACCGATGGGAGGCCAAGGCGCTCAAGGCGCTCAAGGCCGGCCGCGCCGCGAGCGTTGCGTTCGTCCCTGACGCGCTCGCAGACACCGATCGCATGGCGCTCCAGGCATCGCTCGTGTCTGCTGCCACGCGAGAGGAGGTGCGCGCCGTGTTCGACGGCGCGCGCTTTCGCGGCGAGGTCAAGGCAGGGGACCACCTGACGCCCGCAGAGCGACAGGCCATTTCCGCCGCCGCTGAGGCGCTCGGGACGGTTGGCGCTGCGGTTGCACGCCAGATCCGCCGGGGCGATCCGGTTGATCTCGCGGATCTCCCC